AATTTGCGAATAAATTCCTGCGTATTGCTTTCAGATCCAGATATTATAATTTTAAAAACTTCCTTAAACTTATCGCGACATACTTCAGGAGTTGAGGACTTAATTGCTTCGATCCCCATAATCTTGAGTTTGGGTTGCGCATATTGTACACCCTCAGAGTTGTGAACATTAAGGATATAACGTTTCTTTGCGGTCCAAATACCACGATCAGCAATAACTTCTCTTGCCATTTCCATACGTTTAGTATGGTGATTCATACGTGTAAAGAAAGAGTCATATGATTTTGCGATCATAGGCTCAAAGTGTTCTTGACAAATCTTATCAAGGAACTTAACTGGATCTTTTGGTTTTAGTTGATTAACTAATGGACCAAAATCAATATATACTGAATCTGTATCAATTGCAATTACGTAATCTTTTTCTGTCTTAAGTATATTATTCATAGCATCATTCATGGCACGTTCAGCCCACTTGATTGTGGTTTGGCCAGTGAGTGTAACACCTTCGGCCATACCAGGATGAAAGTACTTGAAATATTTGTTAGCTAACGCACCATACAAAGAATTAAGTAGAATTTTAATTGCCATTTGTCTATTATTCAAAGTAGCAATTTGCTTTTCTAATTCATAAGTTTTGCCTTTTTGATATTCAGATTCATAAGCCAATTGCATTTTCTTGACTGACACACGTTCAGCGTAATATTCTTTAATGATTGTAGGGACAATACCATCTACATCTTTACGGTAAGTAGTACCATTAGCTGCAATTGAATGATTGCTTTCTGGTGGCGTAATATTAAGATAATGCGCAACACCAGGCATAAGCCAATTTGATTTGGGTAACAATGTTTCAGGTGAAATATTTGTCTGAACAATAATGTTAGGATACAGAGAATTTAAATCAAATGATACGACCCAATCATATGCGCCGGGCTTTGGATCTTTTACATAACCACCCGCAATTTGCTCAGAAAATCCTTCATTTTCATTAGCACCAATAATCTGATAGTCACTACTATCAAGTTGGTTAATAGATGGAACACGCTTTTGACGATTTAGATGTCGGTAGATAATCGATTCCCATATGGCAGTAACACCAAATGTATCTTGATAGTTGACTCCACCTTTATACGCCACAGTCATGGCTAATGTAATAAGTCCAAGCTTATCTTCTAATCGATCAACTAATTGAACGTCTTTCATATTATAGTCAATATATTTTTGAAAGTCGTCTTTATAAAGATTTTTAAGAGAACCTGATTCTTCATATGAAAGTTTCTTTTCACCAAGAACTACGTAGGCAATATGATTAAGTTTGTATGATTCTTGTGGACCATAGGAGTATCCAAACTTTTGGAAGAGTTCAAGATAATCTAGAGTTTGAATACCTTTAAGATCATACATCTCATCTTCTTTACCACGACGTACAACTTTACGATAATCAACCAATCCGTATGGAGAAAACTTTTTAACTTGTTCTAAGCCTAGTACTTTTGCTGTACGATTTACAAGGTACGGAATATCAAAGAAACGTACATTCCATCCAGTGATAACATCTGGACATTTGTCTGCAGATGAAAAAAAGTCAAGGAATTTGAGAAGAAGATCGGGCTCATCTTTACACTTAATATATTTGACAGGTTTAATTAACGCATCATCTATATTGTAATCACCATAGCCCCAAACCCAATATATGCCATCAATATTATTTTTAAGTGTGATAGCAAGGACGCGTTGTGATGCTTCATGCGGATGAGGAAAACCATCATCATAATCTGTTTCAATATCGATTGTAGAAACATTTATAACATCACGATCAAATTCTACATCTTGCTTAAACTTTGACGTGATATATTGATGGATGTAATTTGTGTTACCATAAATGCTAAAGCCATTTACGCCTTTATATTGTTCCAACCAGAGTTTTGCTTCACGCATACTTTCGAAAGACACTGCGCCAATGGGGTTTCCATCAAGCCCATACCAGCCTGTGTCTTTCTTAGATGGTACAAAATATTCCGGTTGAAAATGATCTTTTTTAACAACACGTTTACCAGTGGAATCGTATCCCCGATAAAGCATGCTGTTACCATAACGTACTACTGAAGTATAAAACATAATATTATTATATCATGTTTGTCCGGGTTTGTAAACCTTTTTATGCCATTTTCTTTGCTTTTTCACAGGTTTCATTATTCCTGCGAGTCCAACCAGCACCAAAGGTATCAAACGTTTTCAATGATTCATAAAAATCTTGTCTAATATCTTTGTATTCTTCAATGACTTTTTCTATACCTTGGGCTTCGATATATTCATCTAGAGTTTTTAAAGTATTAGGACCAATCCCTCCATCGGGTTCAGTTCCTATCATGCCTTGTAATTTCTTTGCAGCGCGACCAGTACCAGAATTAACGGCCCAATCAAATACTGCTAAATCAAGACCAGATGGTAAATGATCACCTTTTACTCTATCCCAATAATTCTTTTTATAAATTGGAGCAACGTCTTCTTCAGTAAGATCTTTCATATCTTTACTTCCGCCCCACTCTTCGTAAACTCTCTTAGTTACTCCAAGATTAGTTTCTCCTCCTGGATCTCTAGGATGATTCACGTATCCACCTTCGTGATGAAGAATCGTATTTAGACAATCCTCAAAATTTTCTTTAGCCATACTTTACACCTTTTTTAAGTCTGTATTTTTCTCTATATAGGAGGTTTCTTCTTGACAATCACAGCCTGTGCATATATCATTAACACATTCTTCGCATGGTCTAGACCCATATCCACAATGACATGCATGTCCACATTTTTTACATTTACGCGGTTCGGCTATATGCATATAAATCTCCTAAGATTAAAAGGGACAAGAAACCCTGTCCCTTTTTTTATTTATATACCCATCCTTTTGTTGAGTTCAAGAGCTAAACTATGAACAGTATGACCTGTCCAGTCTGAGCTTCCTGTATTCAACATATGTTGAGCTACTCTTAAATTAGCGGATCTTTGTCGGCCGTTTAGCCAACTAGTGTAGAGCCCGTTAAGCAGACTCCCTGAGTAATTCAGCGCTTTTGCCATTGGATTGTCTCCCAGTTCCTATTGAAATTTGCTGGGGTCGCTTCTCTTCTGGCAGGACTACTTCTATATTGACAGTAAGAATCCCATCCGTTAGATCTGCACCAGTGACTTCTGCGTACTCTGATAGCCTGAACGATTTATAAAATTTTCGACCAGATATTCCTTTATGAACATATTTATCTTGATCTCGTCTAACTTCACGATCACCTTTAATGGATAATACGTGTTCTTTGAGTTCAATTGATATATCATCTTTGGAAAAACCAGCAATTGCCAATTCAATATCATACTTCATGTCGTCATATTTGACTACATTGTGTGGTGGATAAGAATCTTTTGCGTGATTTGTTACTCGTTCGAGTTCATCGAAGAGGTGGTCGAAACCTAAAAAAGCGTTCCTTGGGAACATAAAAGTACCAGTCATTGCTATCTCCTTTGTTAAGCAAGATTAAAATATTAGGACCCACACCACGTGGCATCCTTATATTATATATAATCATTATTTTTCAAATGTACATAGCTCATTGTTATATTTTTTTTCTAATTCTTCTATTCGGCCTTTTAATACACTTATAGTAGTGTAAAGATTTAAATCTGGATATGAATCAGATATTCTGCTTTTCAATATTCTTATTTCATCTGCTAAAACTGTCATTCTATTATAATCAGCATTATTTGATGGATACATCATTGCCATAGTTTAATCCTTTCTTTAAATATTTTGGCTCTGGGGGGTGGAGTCGAACCACCACGTTTTAAAAACAATAGGGAAACAGCCTACCGCGTCTACCAATTCCGCCACCCCAGATTATTTAGGCTGCTTTCTCTAACAACTCATTCTTCTCTAATGCTGAAATCATTCTTGTCATTCCAATTCCTCCACCTACACGTGGGAAGAAGTCAAACTCTAAGAATTTTTCTAATTCCGCTTCAACTCTATCTTTACCAAATAATTCAAATAGTAGATTACTATAAGCCCCATCTGTAATTGTGTTAAACGTTTCTTTCATTTGATAAACGTCACATGAACGTTCAGCACTTCCTATAGTTTCCATGCCACCCAATATAACATCAATCTTTTTACTAGTGCCATCACCATTACGTGACATATTCCAAAATGGAGATGTCATTTCTGGAAAGTCTGTTATCATTACACTACCAAATTCTTCGTACATTTTAGTTTCATGTTCTGCTTCCATTTCAGTATCTGAACTTAATCCATAATGCTTTTGCCATTCTGAATAAGGTTTTGCTACTATATCACCAAAGCCACCAAAGCCTAAGTATTCACATAATTCATATTCCATACTTTTAAGATCATTAATATCACCTGGCATTTCAAATTCAAACATTGGAAAGATAATATCGTGACGTCCGGGTATTGCATTAGGCTCTTGTCTATATGAAGTAGATACACAAAAGAATCCTTTTGAATCAGGTTTACTAAGTAATTCATGCTCTAACCACATTTGACCTGTTTGTGGTAATGGCCAAGTTTCTCCAGCATATTCATAAGTTGCAACGTTGAAGGGATCTTCACACGCTGCTAAGATTGATAGTCTATTTTGAGTGTGAACTTCTAAAAAGCCTTTGGCCAAAAAAAATGACCTTAAAAGGTCAACTGTTGTAGTAAATTTTTGTGGGTTTATTAGTTGCGTCATTAGTTTTTCCCTTCTTTATAAACGTACTTAATATTGCAATAACCGCATATAGCTTCGCCATTTTTCACAGTATAATAAACTCGTGGATGACCGAATTCGCCACCGTCACAATAAAATGACTCTTTATCAATAAAAATTATTTCATGCCCATTACCTTTATCATTTTTGATAATTTGATGTTTCATTAACTGATGTTGATCGTTCATCGTATCTTACCTTCAGCTGTTCTAGAAACATCTCCCGGTGCTTCTGGCATAGTAAACAAAGCATTCACATAATCTTTATTAAAACTTGGTTTACGAGCAAACACTACCCAACGATATCCTTGGCCTTTTAACCACGTTGGATAGTTTTCACTAATATATTCTTTAAAACTTGCGCCTGTAGTATAAACATCATCGCAAATCAATACTTGATCTGATGAATCACCAGTAGCGTATTTGTTAAGCGCATCAGCAAGAGCAACCCCTCCACGCGGTATGCCTTCTGCTCTACAGAAAGGACGTTTTTGATAATGCATGATCATCTTTGCACATGTTGCCCATTCAGCATCGCTGAGTGCATCCATCTCAATTTTCCATGTAAGATGTAGTCCTGCGTGTGAAATAAAATCGCATTCTTGAAATAAATCCATATTAATAACTCTGAACTTCTATGAGTCTTAATGCGATCTCTAGAACCCATATAGTTAATAATAATTCCGGAATTATAATAAATCTCCTAAATCTAATAATTCTAATGAATCACCTATTGCAAGAATACAGAAAACATTATAAGGTGCATTATGATACTCTAATACTGAAAATGTTTTAGTTCGAAAATTTATATACAAAGCAAAAGGTAATCTGGCTGGATTGTCTGCTAGACCACTGGGATTATCTGGATCATTAACTTGAGCTTGTATTTTGCCTTGAAAAACTAAGTCTTCTCCTTTGTTTCCCAAATATCCAAATATTTTACTATGAGGGCCGCATAGAATTGGTTTATTGTTCCATTCTATTTCAGCAGATTCTAGTTGTTGAGTAAAAAGACCTAATATAAACATAACGGCAATAAAAATACCTACTAGTAATAACGGTCTATTCATATTATTTACACTCCACATTTACCTTATTTATTCCCAATATTATATTTTGGGCACAATTCCCAATTATTTTTATCTTTATATGAGATTATTTTAATTTGTCTCAAAGGAGCTAATGGTTGAGCTTTATCTTTTCCTTCAATTGATACTAATCCCCAATCACTCATAAGAGTAGCAATTGTGTTTCTACGCGCAATATCATTTTCTTCTAGATTGGATTTCTTTCCATCTAATAAAAATAATTCTTTAAAATGTACTATAAAATATCTACCTTGTTTATGTAGAATATGACATGACTGATAAAGCTTACGGTCTTTTCTAGACGCAACACCGATGCGAGTTAGGGTTTCTCTAATTTTTAGGAAGTCATCTGGCTCGTTTAAAGTGACTTCTAACATATTGCTAGGAGACCACTCTACAATTTTATTTTCTTCTTCCACCTTTGTTCACCTTCTTCTTCAATACTTCAATTTGATCTGTTGTGAGAAGGGACAAGACTTGTCGAGCTTTTTCATTGCTATATCCATAATAAGTCTTGACTACTTCCACATCACTTAGTGTTTCAGGTTTGAACCACTTGGAAAACCTTTTACGTTTTCTAACTATATTTATAAAAAAGTCAAATTGTAAACGATTATCGAGGTGAGCATTCATATTCATTTCATTTGCAATGAGAGCAGTATCATTGAAATAAGACAAGCTTCGATTAACCATATAAGGGTTATAATCTTTTTCTGCAAGATCATCAACCATAATATCTTTTTTATCATAGTTGATTGCATTTACATATTCAAAAGGATTCATAATATATTATACCACGGTTTTCAAATAAAGTAAACATTAATATATGTATTGTCCGCCATTAGCGGTTATTGTAGATCCAGTAATAAATCCAGAATCATATGAAGCTAGAAAAGTAACACATCTTGCTATCTCTTCAGGTTCTCCTAATCTTCCAACCGGAATCGTTGATTTTATTTTGTCTAAATGTACTATAGGTATTTTCTTTACCATATCTGTAGCTGTGTATCCAGGACAAATTGTATTAACAGTTATACCTTTTGAAGCACCTTCTTGAGCTAAAGCCTTTGTAAATCCTATAGTAGCAGCTTTGGCAGTTGAATAATTAACTTGACCCATCTGACCTTTTTGCCCATTAATAGAAGATATATTAATAACTCTCCCATAATTTCTTTCTCTCATAAGTTCCCAAATAGGTTTTGTCATATTAAATAAACCATTGACATTAATATCAATTACTTCATGCCATTTACTTTCAGTCATTTTATGAAACATAGAATCTCTTGTGACTCCAGCATTATTAACTAATACTGATATAGGACCCAAATCTGTTTCAATCCTTTTTATTCCATCTAAACATTGTTCTGGATTTTCTACCCACCATTGATATACTGAAATACCAGTTTCTTCTTTAAACTTTTCAGCCGTTTCAGTATCATTACAATAACTAGCTGCTACTGTAAATCCGGCTTGTTTTAATCTTATACTTATTGCTGCACCAATTCCTCGAGTACCACCTGTTACTAAAGCTACCATTATTCATATACCCTATTATGTGTGTCATTACAGCGAACAAAGGTCGTGCATTTACTTAATTGTTTTAGTCCATCAGCGCCTACGTACGTACACGTAGATCTAAGACCGCCAAGAATATCTTGCACTGTTGTATTAATACTACCTCGATAAGGAACTTGCACTACTTTTCCTTCTGCTGATCTATAGTTATCCAATCCACCAAAATGTTTTTCATTTGCAGTTTTAGAACTCATACCATAAAATTGTATAAATTTTCTTATTTCAGTTTTTCTATGAGCCTCTGAACCAGAATTAAATAAAGGTGAATTTTTTTCT